GCCTGCGTCGTGGCGGACGTGGTGGTGCCAATGCTGATTTTGCATCCGGACGCGGTATTGAAACCCATCGTGTTTTTCCTCCAGGCAATAGAAAACCGCCAAACCGGCGGTTGTATTGATTCGGCGATGCGCCGCTATGGCTCGACCAGATACTCCACGCTCATGGAGCCCATGAATGTCTCGTTATCCGGCTCCCGGGACGTGTTTTTGCGCGTGACAGCGGCGCTCACGATGCGACCAGAGTCAAGCGGCAGCTTGGTGCGATGCAGCGCGGCATCCGCTTGCGACATCAAATCCAGAACTTCTTTCTGGCCGCGCGTCCGCGACCAGAACGACAGGTAAACTACCCGGCGCTCCACGCTTCTATCGAGCGGATCCTCATGCCCGGCCGCAACGCTATCGATGACGGCATAGGGATATGCAGCGCCCTGCGGTACAGCGTCGTATGCCTCGCACGAGAGCCCCGCCGATAAAGCGGAAAGAACCGCCTTATGGATCGCCAAGGATGCATCAGCCACGAGACGCGCGCTCCAGGGCCCGCGCGACCGCCTTGCGGGCACGTCCCATAATCCAGGTTCTATTCATGTCCCACGCGGGCCGCATAAATGGCCTAGCCGGTTGGGCCGGTATGTTTTTTTCCGGCGCCCCCTTGGTGCCGAACTCGATCCAGTACCCCTTCAGGAATTGCCAGAACAGGTTCTTGTTGCGCTTGGAAAGCCGGACCGGCCTATTCTTGCGATCCGTCACACCGAAGGCCGAACCGGATCGGCGCCGCTTGATTTCGGCCGCCTGCGCCCCGGGCCCGGCCACGCCGGTAAGTCCGTCGCGCGCCGTCTTGTAGTCGATGGACCGGGCCAGGTCGCCACTGTCACGCGGCACTAGCTGGATTGCGTCAGCAACGACAGCCTGAAGCCCCTCATCCACTACATCCCGGACTTGGCGCGTTACCTCTGGATCGATGCGCCGCAGGGTCCTGCGCAGCCTTGTGGTTCCGCTTATTCCGGATTTGCTGGACATTAGGTAGCGACTCCCCGCTCCGCCTCGATCTCCAAATAGAGCGAGCGCGGCCCTCGATCACGGATGAACCGAATGTTGAATTCCACCCCACGCCAGATCAGCGTATCGGCGGGCAGCACATCGGCGCGGTAACGCATGACTATCAGATAATTCGACTGCGCTTCGGTTTGCTGCGCCGCTGACCGTTCCCCGCCGGACATCGGCCGCACCTTGGCCCATACGCTCGCGACATCCCGCACCGTCTGGATAAGCGTGCCATAGGCATCCTGGGTTTCCGTGGTATGGCGGATCGTCACCCGCTCATTGAGCTCGCCCGGAGAATATGGCATCAGATCACGCCCATGTCCCGATATGGGAACAGCAGATATTCCACCGACATTGGAATGGTCGATGTAATATTCCCGATATTGACCGCGGTTCGATTCTCGAACCAAGTGGCCGCCAGCAAGATGATGGCGTCCTTCAGCGCACCAGGCACCGATTCGGCATCGGCATAGCCGACATCGTATTCCACGGCGACGGCATCGGCGGCCGCCCTTGTCAGCGGCCAGGAATCGCCGGTGCGAACGACGCGGGCCGGCGGCGCCTGCATCAACCGGTATTCAGATGCGGCCAATACCTGCTGCACCCCATCAGGGGCGTAATACGATACGGAATTTATGCCAGTCACATTCCCGCCCGGAAGCCGCATCTCGCCCTCCGGGAAGCCGCCCCGGACGAATTCCCAGGTCTGCGGCATCAGCGCGCGGTTGCATGTCACTTCGACGTGCTGGCGCGCCGTCGTGATATACCGCAAAAGCAGGCTGTTTTGGTCATTGGGTTCAAGTCGCAGCTGATCCCACAACTGATCCAATTCAACCGGCTCGGCCTCCGGAGGTGTAACAATCCGCCACGTCATGAGCCGCGCTACTCGGCGCCTTCGCCTTCGGTGCCGTCACCCCCGGCGGCCGCGCCTTCGGCGCCGTCGCCGGAGCCGCCGAGATCCAGATCGATCACCTCGCGGCCGGTCGCCTTCTCCGCATATGCGACCGCCGTCTTGTGACTGTCCGCTTGGCCCGCGCCTTCAAGCTGTTTGATCAATTCCGCCGAACCTGCGACCACGTCGTCAGGTTTCACGGCAATCCCGTTGATGTTGCAGGCCACCAGAACCCGAGCTTTCTTACCCATTTCGAAACCCTCTTGATTGGACGAAAGGGGCCGACCGCCGGCCGGCCCCACTCCACTAGATCTCCGCTCAGAACTCGCGATTACGACGCGGAATTCTGATAGAACTTCACGGCGCCGCCAACATCAGTGAAGTTGCCGCCGGAGCGCATCCAGGCCAGGAACCCGACCTGGCCCTTCTTGGCATAGGCGCTATCCGTGAATCGGAACAGCGTGAACGCCATGACGTCACGGATGGTGTAATGCTTGAAGTCGCCAAACAGGATGGATTTGGCATTGGCTGCCATGGTGGCCACGTTCTGATTGGTGGTGATCGGATACCCCGCCAGCTCCTGGGGCTGACCACCGCGGACGCCCGCGTCATAGCTCGGCAGCCAGAGCGGCCGGCCATAGTCGTCCTTGAGCTTACGGACGATCTTGATGCTGTCGTCGTTCATCATCCAGCGGCAGTTGCCCATCTGCCGATACGCCGGATCGACGGCGTGCTCCAGGTCCACCAGATCCTCATAGAGGACGGACCCCGTCTGACCTGTGGCGCCCACCTTGCCAGAACTGGCCGCAGTAACGATCCCCCTGGGCTGATTGGTGCCGGTACCGGTGGTGAAGTACTTGTTGGTGATGCGGCCGAGCCGAGTCTCCAGACGGGACTGAATGAACCCCTCCAGATTCGCCGCCGAATCCTGCAGCAGCTCGATGGGAACCGTGACCACCTTGGAGGAGAACTTGTAGACGTCCAGACCCACAGTGCCGAAGTCGGGGTCAGCGTCGGCGGCCGCCGTGTTTTGAGCAACCAGCTCGCCTTCCTCGGCGGTTCCATCGGACGTGCCCCACTGCATGGCGGCGCCGTCGGCCGTCTGGATGATGTTGGCCACTTCGCGCATCCCGCCATAGGCCTTGAGAGCCTCCAGGATGTTCGCCGCGGTTTCCGTCGGCACCGTATAGCCACCTTCGGAATCCGTGGTGGTGCTCATGGTATTGCGCACTGCCTGCCATTCGGCGGCACTGAGCGACCGATCACCACCGCGGAGCCACTTGTTGAAGATGGCGACTTCTTCGGATTGCGCGTTCTCCGGGTCATGGATGCGGCCGCCGCGCGCCTCGAACTCCGCTTCGGCCTCGCGATCGATGAGCTTCTGCTCCCGCTCGACGGCGCTGTCGATACGATCGATCTCGGCAATGTTCTCGTCATACTTGGCCTGGAGCTCGTCATTCCACTCGGCGTGAGTGTTCTTGTCGAGCATGTTGCGGGTGTCCTTGGCCAGCGCGCTCCGGCGCTCCCGCATGGCCTGAATGCTCTCGGTCATGTCTCTAACCTCACGTTGCATAAAAAAAGCCGCCATACGGCGGCCAGGTTTTCCTGTGCGGGAGCGACCCGTCAGGCAGGATTTCGCTCGAATAGCGCGAGCCGTTTCTCCAGCAATTCGCGATGGGGAAGCGGCCGCCTGGACTCCGGGGCCGGATCTTGATCAGGAACATGCGGCGCGTTCCGATACGCGGCCAAGTTCCAGTTGCCGGCGGCGGATTGGCTGCCGGCAGGTTGCGCAATCACACTATCGGCCAGCCCGGCATCGACAGCATCCTGGGCGGCGAACCATGTTTCCGCATCCATCCAGGCCTGCACTTGCTCTGCGCTCGCGCCGGTCCTGGCGATGTAATCCTTTGCGATGGCGCCATCGATATTGTCGAGGAGCGCGGCCGTATCGAGCATGTCGTTTTTGTTGCCGAGCGCGATGGTCCAGGCGTTGTGAATCATCAGGAATCCGCCGTCTGCGATCAGGATTTCATCGGCCGCCATGGCGATCGTGCTGGCCGCCGATGCCGCCCACCCGTCGACTTGTGCCACCACCCTGGCGCTATGCTGTCGCAATGCCGTGGCGATTGCCCTCGCGTCGAAAACATCGCCCCCGGGGCTATTGATCCGCACGTTGATCGTGCTGACGTCCAGCGCAGCCAGCTCGCGGGCGACCTGCTGCGCATCGACGCCGCCGAACAAACCGCCGATGACGTCATAGATCCAGAGCGTGGCGGTATCTGCAGCCTGCTTGATGGACCAGGACCGCGGCTTGGCTGCGTTGTCCATCAACAGTTGGACGAAATTGCGCGTATTCGCGCGGAGCTTCTTAGGGTCCATTGCTGGAACCTCCATTGGCCAGAGTGTCGCCGCCATCTATGGGCGGCAGGTTTTCGAGCTTGCGGACCTCATTAGGCACCATCCACGCCGGGTTTTGGGTGCCGCCCAGCGCCTTCTGGTAATAATCGGCCCTGGCCGCATGATCTCCCTGCATCAGGGCCGAGGTGTTGAATTCGACGAACATCGTTTCATCGCCCGGGAATAGCTTATTGTTCAGCTCATTCTCGATGCGCCGCAGATGCGGCGCCAGGGTGAACACGACGAAGCCAATGCCTTGCTGCTCGATCCCTGAACCCCAGCTGGTGGAACCGCTGGTCTCGCCGATCATGTAGGGCGGCACACCGAAGGCGCGCGCGATATCAATAGCCTGCCATTGCCGGGATTCCAGCAGCTGCGCGTCCTTGGCCGTCATGGTGAGCTGATCCATCTCCAGCCCCTCGGTCAGGATCAACGGGATGCTGTTCGGCCCGGTCCCGGAATACTTGGCGATCCACGCCCCGCGCAGCGCCTCTTGTTGCTCTTCGGTCATGCGCCCCTTGGCCTTAAGGGCAAACTGGGGGGCGCCGCCATTCTCGAAATACTTGCCCGCATAGCGGTCGGCGCCTATCGCGATCCCGGTGCTGGTACGTCCACCCCATTCGATCACCGACATACCGTGCAGACCGTCGAACCCGAACCCCGGGAAATGCAGAACATCCTCCTGTTGCGCCCCGAAGGCGCCGTCGGGCGTGCTGATGTAGTACCGCAGCCGATGGGCGTGACGCGGGTTTCCATCGTGCTCCTTCTTTATCACGACCTGATCGCGCTTGAGCGGGATGATGGATCGGATAATGCCGGAGCGGTTGTCTCGCTCCAGGTAAGCCGGCCCGTCACCACGCAGCAGCATCTGCGCGACGGTGAACTCCCACATGGCCGAGGCTGGGAACCCAGGCACAGGCTGACGATTCAGTAATGATGCATAGGGATGCTCGACTCGCTCCCTGTTTCCATCGCTGGTCCGGCGGTAAAAATGCAATGGCAGCCCAGCGACGGCTCCCGAAATGAGCCGCACACATGCATAGACAGCGCTAACGCGCATCGCCGTCTTGTGGTCAACATTCGCGCCCGCCACTTTTGGCGCAGACTCGAAAATGCCTCGCAGGATATTCCAGCTGTCTGCGTCATTGCGGACGCCGCCGCCCTCGTCGATGACGGGCTCAACCCGCTCGATCGATGTCGCAGGCTCGGGCGCGCTGATCAGATTTTGCAGCCAGCCGATCATGATAAGACCACGAATCCCTGCTCTATATTGCCGGTTTCATGTGTAAGCATTGCTCGCCCCAAAGCCATGATGAGCGCGACCGCGCCATCGATCTTGTTTTCAGGAAATTCCTTTCGCGGATAGATATTGTCTTTCGCGTCCATATGACAAACGACGTTGTTGATCATCCAAGCCAGCACAGGGCAGCCGTCATGATGGAAGCGGCCCGACAGCACCAACCGCTCAAGCTCTTTCATCGGCTCGCTGAAATTCAGCACAGTCGGGCGCATCTCCAGCATCGGGAACCCTTCCGCCAGCAGCTCCGTTGAAAGCTGCGTTGCCTGGAAGGGATCATAAGGAACCTCGACCAGCTCGAAGCGGCTGGCATCATCCCGCAGATCCTGCTTTATGAACTCGTAATCTATGACGTTCCCCGGAGTGAGCACCAATCGCTGCTCGTCGGCCCAACCGGAGTATTGGCTGTTTCGACCATCCTCGGCCGCGACCTCCGGCAAGTAATACTTTCCGAACGCGTAATAGTGCGCGGCGCCGTCGATCTCTCGGACAAATAGTTTCAGCTTGGCGGCAATGTCGACTTTACTGGCGAGATCAAGCGCGGCATAACACTGCTCGCTGAGGAATTCCTCCTCGGAAAGGGTCGAATCTCCGCAGCGATCCCACGCGATCATGTCCATCCAAGCCGTGTCCGCATTGACCCAAAGATTCAGATGCTTGGTCAGGAAGTTGTTCCGGGCCGCCGCCATCTCCATCGCTTTGCGGGCCTTGCGAGCAATGTCGCCCGGGTCGACTGATACATCCCAATTCGGATTCGCTTTCCTCCAAACGTCAGGATCCGTCCAGTCGTCGTCTTCATCGATCGTATAGATGATCCCGAAGTATTCCGGATCGTCGACGATGCCCTCCAGGATCCGAAGCACGTACGCGCGCTGTTCGTAGCAGATGCCGGCGCGGTTGAAGCCTGCTGTCGTGATCTGCCAAAGGAGAGGCTGTTCTCGGGAACCGGTCGCCGTCTCCAACACGTCGTAGAGCTCGCGCGTCTTGTGAGCATGCAGCTCGTCAATGATCGCGCAGTGCACGTTTAGTCCATCATGATTGCCCTGCTGGTCGCGCGACAACGGCCGGAAGAAGCTGCCGGTCTCATCCACATAGACGGTATGCGCACCGGTTGCCACGCCAAACCGGCCACGCATACCGGCGTCCCGATCGACCATCCGCCGCGCCACGTCCCACACCACCTTGGCCTGGTCCCGCGTCGTCGCGCCGCTATACACCTCCGCGCCGGGCTCGTCATCAGCGACGAGACAGTAGAGGGCAACCCCCGCTGATTCGGTGGACTTAGCGTTCTTCCGCGGAACCTCAACGTATACAGTCTTGAACCGGCGGCAACCCTCCGAATCCACCCAGCCGAACACGGTGGTGAGCCTGAAAATCTGGTTTGGTTCAAGCGTCAACCGTTGACGCTCTCGAGCCCACCGCCCCTTTACATGCTGCAGCTTCTCGATAAAGCGGCACACATGGGTTGCCCGATCCGCGTCGAATCGGTAGCCCCAACCCTCGCGGGCCAAGTCATCCAGTTGACGCTGGCATGCCAAGCGCGTCCACTTGCAGGCGGGAATGACACCAGCGACCACATCACGCGCATACTCCTGCGCGATCGCGACGTAGTCGCGGCTCATCTAGACGTCGTCCCAGCCGGATCCACCCAATGGCAGCTGGCCCTGCCCGGACGTCTTCACCTTGGATCGTGCCGCCGGCGTCAACCCGAATTCCTGCGCAGACCGCATCACCTGATCCCACAGCTTGTTACGTACCGTGAACATGGCCGACTGCACCATATAGTCCTGCGGCGTCTTATCCAGCAGGTCATCCAGGCGCTTCAGCTTTTTCGTGATCTCTTCGTATCGCCCCATTGAGTCACAATGCGCGGCGAACGCCCCAAGATCGGTAACAGAGAGCAGGCCGACGGCCTCCAGATCCGGCGCAATTTTTCCCCAATACTTCTTGGCCAGCCGAGGCAGCCACGCCGGGCACTCGGGGGCACCAATCGGAACGCGCGGTCCATGATCGTCGCGATCCTTCCTGAATGTTCCGTGCAGCACCTTTGCCTGCGCTGGCTCTGATCTTCTACCCATAACTTTCACCAAGAGAACCGGCGCCCTGGCGCCCAGTAGTCAGATACCCCCCCCACCTCGATTCTGACAACACGAAAAAACGAC